GACAACAATCATCTGCTCGGAAATACCCAGTACGTTTGATAACTTAGTTTTCAAGTAGTCGCGACTGGCCGGATACTGTAGGGCAATCTCAGAAATGAATACAGGCGAATATTTCACATTAGGAAAATCAAGCGGACTTTCCTGAATAGGAGTTTCTTTAAACTTGCTGGCTGTTTTCAAGTCGTACTTGGCTAAACAATTTTCCATGCAATCTAGCATGTCGTCAGTCACTTTATCGACTGCTAACTTTATAGTGTATTTGTACTCAGGGTACGCATCACTTAAATAATCTTTAAAACCCTTGTGCATCTCTGTCTCCGAAATTCTTTTATTATCACTATTTATCGCCAGATGCTTCTGAATCCTGCGCATTTGAGCCACGTATCAAGCTCAGTAATTCGTTGCGGTCAAGCTGATCGCCTTTAGCTGATCCTTCGCCGTCGCCTTCGTCTTGTTCTAGCTTTAGTTTTTTAAGTTGCAGTTCCATTAACTTTATTTTCTTATCAGCTTTAGAATTACGAGCATCTAATGCATGTTTAAGAAACTGTCCTGCAACTTCGTATATTCTACCTGATTGCCCTGGTGGCACATTTTTGCCTAACTCAACTAAGTCTTCGTGTGAGCTTATTGCTTTAGCAAAAAGTTCGTCCATTTCTTGATCATGCTTATCGACACCAGTGACTGTTGTTAACGCATTGTCAAGTTTCTCAGCTGTAGAAAGTGACTCGAGCATGGTTGCTGATTCAGCTTCATGTTCTTCCATGTCATAATCTTCTTGTTCTTCCATTGGCGGTAGGCCAAGTTCTTCTTCTAGCTGTCTTGTCATGTGTTACTTTTTCCTTTTGTTGGAGAAGATACTATCCTCATTAATTACCTTGAATGTTGCGCCGCGCCTTGAGCACCACTCTTGTGCTGCTTTCCACTTCGCTGCATTCACTGCTAATGCTAATTTATCTTTCTCACGTGTGGCCTGTTCTGTAAAAGTCTGAGACGACGGTTTAATCTCCCAAACTTCCAATCTGCGATTGCCGTTTTTATCTTCGAACAGCACAACAAAGTCTGGAACATACACAGTCATGTTTCCTCTTAAAGGATGTCTGTATGGTATTTTAATCGACTCCGATGACCACTCCAGTATATTAGGGTGGTTATCGCACATTCTGCAAACAGCTAATTCCCACGACGATCTGTAATACGGAGCCTTTTTGCCTGAGTACTTGTCAGGATTCTTCACCTGATAATAACTCTGCATGAAGTTACTCATGGTTGTACACCTCGTGCTTTAGGACTGTTTGAATTACTTATGCTTCTTACTCGTTCGTGCTGATCGCCTGCACCCCTAAGCAAATTAATATATGGGTATATAGTTTCAACTAAGTTAAGCTTACCCGATTTTGCAGTTTCGAGTAATGTTAACGGATTTATCCCTTGAAACTTTGCAGCATCAATTAGAACTAAAGCCATTGTCGAAGCTGTTTTTTTAGACTTACTTACTTTTTCAAAGTAGCAAAAGACCACACTGAATAAATCAGGATCTACTGACCCGCTTTCGGTGTTAGTAAATGCAAGTCGAATAGCATCAGGAGACAAAAATGTTTCGCCTCCTTTGTTTTGTGAATAGGTATTGCTTTTAGCACCATTGACGTTTCGTACTGTACGCTTGGCGCCTTTTTGCTCAAGTGACTGGGTACTGAATCGCCCAAGCTGCGAGTTTCTGATAGTTTGTCTGCTTGCCATTATCCACCTTTTCTTACCCTTCTAACATCTGGATAGTTAGTCGGGATATCATCGATCCTTGATGTGAAACCTCTGACATCTGGTAAAGGAAACGGTGGTTCATCAACACCCAGGACTTCTTTTTGTATTTGATTACCAAGTGCGCTAACACTTTGTACTTTGCCTGCAACGTTTCTAGCAAACCCTTTTGCTGCATCAACAGTTTCGATGCCTGCTTGTACAGTATCTACTAACTCGGCAACATCACCTAAGAAACCATCAGGATATGTATCTTCTTTAGTATTAGTGTACCCTGGATCAAATTCTTGATACTCTACAACGTTGCTTTGTCCAAGATAATTGAAAATATCATCTTCGTTTTCGACTTCTTGAAGTTCGCCTTCGCGATTTCTTACACGAAAATCGTACTCGGCCCATTCGTAATCGAGAGTATAACTAACTTCAACAAGATCGTTCTTTGAATAATCCATTGTATCGTGTTTAAAATCAACAATACGAGGATTAAACAAGGTAACCTTATTAAAGTATCCGCCTGCTAACTGAAATATCTCTATTGACTTATACAGATATCTAACATCTTCGAGTGTATCAAGTGTATACCCGAAATCAGCAGGATTAAATGTTTCTGGATTCACAGATGCATCTCTACTTGCTTCTGGTTTATATCTACCGTCTGCAAAATAATACTGGTAATACATTTGCCATAGCTTTAATGTGTTACCATTTACTACATCGTGAAAAACAATATCAACTGGGTCAAATTTTAGTTTTGTTTGACTGATACGCTTTCTATTATATTCATTAAATATTTCTGATTCAACACCAATAGAAGGCATTGTTACAGACTTAACTAATGGAAAGTTTCGTTCGTATCCGCCGTCACTGAAATAAGCATCGACAAAATCTTTTAAGACACCATTGTAATTAATACGTACAAAGTACTGAAATCCTAATAAAGGATTAAGTGTTCGATTCCAGTCGCCAGTTTGTTCGAATGTTTTACTTGCTAGTTCACTTGATCGTAGTATCGGTTTGCCGTCACTGTTGCGACCACTGCCGAGACCAAGTGCATCATTTAAGTCATCCTGGGTACTACGAATAAAATCAGTACCAGAATTAAATACGTCTCGTGTTCCAGCAAGAAATCCACCGGCTTCATTACCGGTGGAATTGTTTTGTGCTCCGTTCTCTCTAACTTGGCCCATTAATTACCTATTAACCGAATAAGCTTCCGCCAGTCAGGCTAGGTAGGTTAATCATTGGATCGTCGCCAGTTGTAGCACCACCGTTGGTGTTAGGACCAGCAATGTTAGTTGCAACATCGTAACGAACAGTAAGTGTTACAATATTTGCATCAGAGTTTTCATAGTTACCTTCTGGATACGAAACGTTTGACAAGAAGCAACCGTTAAGTTCCCAGGCTTCAAGTTCTTCGTTGTTAGTACCGTCAAGTGAGTCAATGAAACAGCTGAACTTGTAGTTAATACCGGCAACTGCTGATGTTTGCTCGTAGTGGTTAACTTGCTTTTGTACTTGCGCACCAACTTCAGAAATAACTGAGTTATTAATGTCGTCGCGCAGAGTAATTTCAACAGTTTCCCATTCGTGCTTACCAGCAATGTAACCACGCGAGTTGTACGAATGAAGCTGTACTTCTTCGTAGCTTACGCTCGGTCTTTGTACACTTACAACGTTTTGCGTCAATTCGCGCATTTGGCTGTTAAGACCAAAGTTCAGGAATCTGATACGAAAACGATATTGCTGCTTAGGATGCAAAATACCAAGTTTTTGACCTTCTAGCGGCACACCGAATTTTGATAAATCTGCCATTATGTTCTCCTAGGACTAATTTCCTTTATTTGCAAGTATTTATCAAAAGTACGTCAAAAAAAATCCGGCGACCGTAACACTGACAAAAGCAAAGAAAACAATGAGACCAAATGAGAGAAAAACACGACAACAAGAAGAAAGAAATAATTTTAGCTTACTGAGGTTCTCTTTAGAGAACACGAAGTGAGATAAAATTTCACTGGTGTTGCGCAGCAATACCGGCTGATGTAACCAGAGCTATGCCAAACGCATTTGGATAATATGTTGTCGTCGTTAACACGACTCCAATACAATTCTGTGTATTCGTTTCGTTACACGAACTCACTCATACACATCTTGTCTTTTCTTATTATGGAATTATTGTCAGATTCTCGCTATCGCAACGAGAAAATAAAAACACACCACTAGTATATTTTACAACCCCTTTGCGCGGTCAGCATTGACGCAATTAGTGTTCTCTGTATTTCTACATGACGCCGAATTCTGGTACAGTGTGTTTTGCAGCCAGAACTATGTTGCCTGATTTTTAGCAACTCTGAATATAGGGTTACGGTTTTTTGCCTGCACGAATGCTCCTAACTACGACCGTCAGGTATCGCTGAAACGATTGTTCTTCCTTTGGGATTTAGGGTATGGTATACAACCTTCGTGCTAATAATTGTATGCGTTTTTGCACGAATATTTAGTGTAGGGGTGGCTCGTATAACAGTTTTTCTGGCCATAAAAAAGCAGGCCGTAGCCTGCTTTTTACGTTTAAATTATCTATTAACCAAGGTCTTCGCCTGTGTTACGAATACGAATTGGAATGTAAATAAACTCAACAGCTTTAGTAGGCTGAATTGCAATATCTACCCAAAGTTCGTTTCTGTCGATTCTTGCTGGTGTGTTGTTTGAACTGTCACAAACTACCAGGAAGTCTTGAACACCACGCAGTGTTACAAGCTCTGCAAAGAATCTTGTAAACGAATCAAGAACACTATCACGTGTTTGCTTGTCGTTTGGCTCAAACAAGTACGGACGAGCAATTTCGTCTGAACGCTTACGTATATAGTTAATCAGTCTTGCAACGTTAACACGATCTAAAGCACTTGAGAACGGGTTACGTGTTTTCTGTCCGTAAACAACAAGTCCTGTACCTGGAATAAAGGTAATTGGATTAATGTTGTTTTGGTACAGTGTATCACGGATACCTTCGTTTAGTGTAACCGGTACGTATTCGCCTTCGCTGTCTACATAACCAACTGATGCAGCGTTTGAAACTCTACCGCGGTTAAGACCTGCTGGTGCAAACCAAGGGTAACCAACCTGATCGTTAAACGCAATAGTTCTTAGTACCATGTGCGAAGCAGGAACAACAACTTCTGTCCCGTCAGTGTTAGTCGAAAGACCCGATGGGTAGTAAACACCCAGGTACGGATCAGCAGTAATTAAACCTTCTTGTCCGTTTGATGCCACATTATCAGCATTCGAAGCCCAGTTTTGAAGCACGGTGCCGTTGTTGCGCAGATCAAATGGTGTATCACCAATAACAAATGCAGTTTCTTTACGATCTACATTCAGTGTAACCATTTCGTCGATTACTTCTGGGTATCCAGGTGCTGCAATTAGGTTGTAGCTGATTGCGTCTGAACGAATTTCTTCGTTGCTTACAAGAATTTCTGCAAACTCACGAACAACAATTGCACGTTGAGCGTCTGCGCCTGCAAGTAAAGAACCGTCTGCTGCTGTTCCAGATACTGAAACCCAACGATCATCGTAAACTTCTTGGCCAGAGCCACCGTCAACATAAATTAAGCGGTCTTCTTCGTACTGCTTAACATTCAGTGATGAATAACGAGTGTTCCAAAGTAGCATGCCTGCTGGATACTGATCCGGATCTGGAACATCAATGTCCAGGTTAGGAGCAGTTCCGCCACCGTTGTTAATACCAGAACCAGTTGTGCCTGCGCCCGATTCAACTTCAGCAGTTGGGCTCGGTCTTGCATCACCAAATACAATACCGTTTGGTGTAGTCTGGTCTGTTACATCAATACGTGACCATGTAGTACCGTTGTATCTGTATAGTGCTGGGTAATTTTCTAAGTCTGCGGTATCTAACCAGATATCGTCAGTGTCAACAGTTGCGCCAGTGTCCAGTAAAGGATCCAGCGACTGAGTAAACAATTCTACAGTTGATTCATCGCCGTTTTGGTCCGCAGTGTCAACACCCGGTAAGTCAACATTAATCCATGAGCCTGTTCCGTTGTTGATAAGCAAATCAACTGTTGAAAAGCCTGCACCGTTTAATCCAACATCGGCATTGTACCAGTAAGTTCCAGCTATAGGGCCACCAGCAGGTTCTTCTGCGCCAGCTTCGAAACCAGTAACTTGTGTCCAAGAACTGCCGTCGTAAACATAAAGTTCGGCAGTTGAAATACCGTCATCGGTACCTGAACTCGATGTTGTCATTGTGACACGGATATAATGATCGCCTTGTGTTGCTGATCCGCCTAGTTTCGCTTCTGCTGCTGCTTCTGTGGTTGCAGCATCTGTATCGAAAGGAACTGCCGGTGCAGAAACTTGATCAAATTGCGAATCCGATTTTAGCTTAACTGAAATATCAATTCCGCCATTGTTTTCTGATGTTTTAACCCACCAAGCAAAACCAATGTCCGATGAAGTGAACGGGTCACCAAGTGCATCGTTTACAGGATAAACGTCTGCTGCAATAAGTTTGCCTGGTTCTGAAGTACCGCCGTTATCTGGAACTTCAAGTCCAACCCACGTGCCGCCTGCTTTGATTTCGTAATCAATAATTCCTGACGTTTCTTCAACTACAATTGCATAGTCGCCGTCGACACCAACGTTATCGTCGCTTGATCCGATAAACACATAGTCAACATCAACTGGGCTCCACAGAACACCCGATGGATCGTTCGGATCCTGGATAAGTTCGTGCAGTCCGAATTCTGATTCGTCGGTGTCGATCCAATATGTTCCTGTTGCTGCTGGGCTCGAAGGAACAACTGAGCTTGGTTCAAGTTCTTCTAAGTCGATATCGGCACGCATTACATAAGCACTGTTTGAAATGCCCAGGAATGATTGTGCTGCTAAAAGTCCATATTCGTTGATTGGACTACCGTTTAGTGTAGTTCCGCCAACGCTTTGAAAGATTGGGTCACCGAAAGTTTGTAGTAACTCTCGCTGACTAGTGATACGGTATAATACTCCGGCATTTTCAGCGGTAGTACCTTCAGCAACACTTGCACCGTCAGGTGTTGTTTTGTTTTCTGCTGTCGCAATTAAAATGAAAGGTACTGTACCTTCGCCGCTTCCAGCGTATGCGCTTTCGTCTACTACGCTTACGCTTACGCCTGGACTGGTCAATGTTGCCATTCTAATCTCCTATTTGAATATCATTTGCTAATATTTATCGCAATCAATAAAAAATAGGTGTTTATAGGCCAGGTTATTTATATCCTAAATCGACAGAATTAACAAACTTGTGGGTGAGATCTTTTATAGTACCGTCGTTTACTAATGTTATATCAGCAGGAATTACAGTTGTTTGCCACTCACTCGAATGAACCTCAGGAAAACAATCGTGCATTTCGTATGCAGCGTCTTCGTCTCCTTCTAGTGCTCGTTTAGCAAGATTGTACCAAACCGGCAATTTAGCCGGCAGAACCTTTACAACTATATCAACATCAGGACGAACAATTCGGTGTTCATTAACAAAACGCAAATCGGAAATCACTGTATGAGAATTCTGTATCTTTCGCTTAACGGTTAACGCCCAGATGTCAGAATGAAAGTGATTACGAAACACATCGGTGCCTATGTTTACCATGGCGTATCGGGGAGTGAAATTTGGAATACCGAGTTCTTGGCTCCACCACTCGTCGACTGTTTCCCGGAAACGTCTTGACTCTGGTGTATTACCTTCAAGTAATTCTCGTGGCCAACTAAAGATATTTGATAAGACATCTTTGACAGCAAACGCAAAACTTAATTCGGTATAATGATATTGTTTAACTAAAAAAGAAGCAAGGGTCCCTTTTCCGGAACCCTTTAAACCAGTAATTGCAATGTTTTTCAATGTGTGTACCGCTTTATAATTCTATATTATTCAGCAGTACTTATTTAAACTTCTAGTACTCGATTCGAAGTTTTGAACTTTGGTTTTCGCATAACTGTTTTTGCAATAAGATCAAACATTTTCTTTTTAGGATTCCATTCGAGCACAAACGGACTATTAATTTTTGAGTTGATGTCAGTAATAACTGCTTGTGCCTTATTTCCTAAACCTGCAATTTGCTTGCCGTATTTCTTCTCAGCTTTACCAAACATTGATAACAGTTCGTTGAACGTGATCTGACGACGGTTTCTTTCGTCGTTTACACGGTCAAGGAAATGTCGTGTAAATTCAAAATCGATATTATCCTGTGCATATATTGCATCAAGATATTGTTCCAGTTTGTTAAGATCCTGTTGGGTAAGAGGCGGAACTTGTTTTTCGAATAATTCGCAAAGTAACATGATATCCTTATCCTATTATGAAGCTGTAGCCATCGCCGCCAGTGTAGATATTATCTAACTCTTGGTCAAGACGTTCAATTTCTTGCTGTGCTTGTTGAATTAATTGTTCGCCGTTAAGCGATACATTACCTTGCGGACCAGGGATACCGTTAGCATATTTGCTTCGGGCTTGCCCAAGCATGCCTTTACACTGTGCCATGCTGTAGGAACGAATCCAAGGTCCAGTGTAAGGGTCTACAAATAGTGTGTCTTCGCTCTTGCGAGTCCAGACACGAACCATAACATCTTCAGTTGCAGTAGGTTTTCTTATAAGCCTTAATGTCTTACTACTGTTGTACCACACAAAGTTATATTGCGATGCAAAAAGTCGCTCTGTAGTTTCAAGATACTGGTTATAAAAATCCCAGCTAGCGAGGCCGCCTGTTCTTTGTGGCTGCAATAGGTAGATGTTAAAGAAAGCACCGTCGACTGGATCAAAGTTTACGCCACCTGATGTATATGCACCAACACCGCGACGATAAAGTCTGCGAACTTCTTGTACTTCTTCTGGAAGGGTGTATTCTTGCACAGAAGGTTGCACAGTCAAGAAAATATCTTCTTCTTCTAATGCACCGTCTGAACGTTGACGAATACGATCCAGCGACATGGTAATGGCTAGATCGTAATGCTCTGGGTCAAGCTCAACGTCAATCATTTGATCGCCGAGCAATAACCTCAGTTCGTTTACTAATCGATTGCGATAACTTATTTGTTCAGTCACGAACAACTCCTATAATCTTTTACTTTATTTATCGCAATCAGGAGTTAGGAGTTATTCTATAATTTGAACACTAGTAAAGCCACGCCTTGAAGTTTTGCACAGCTTGTAGTCTCGGCATTTTTTAGGGTCTGCTAACAGTTTAGGAATTTTATCCTTTTTGTTGCCGCCCAGTTTATCGATTAACACAGCTTCTGAGCTGTCGTAAATAAACGTATCCAGTCTTACTGTAACAGACGCCGGTCTGGCATAAGGTTGTTTGTTTTCGACTACTAAGTGATGCTTTCTTCTGTACACTTTAGTAAGCCATTGCCAGCCAGCATTTTGTGTCTTAACTGGGAACCAAGCGTACCAAGATCTCCATTCGGCTTTGTCGATGTCGTTAATTGTGCTCACTTTAATCTCCACTGAAGTCATTACGCCTGAACTCCGTACAAAGTTTAGTTTAAGGGTGCCGAACAGTCCGGACTTTTTTCTGACTGCACGACCTTTTTGCTGCGATTGTGGCATAGGCGGTGGAGGCCTCTCTGAAGGTCTTCGTCCGCGTTTCATAACCCAAACATACCTTCTCGATTTTCTCTAAATATTTCTTGTGCCTTGCTGAATAAAGACTCCTCGCCTTTAATAGCTTCTACAAGATACTCCATATCAGAAATATATGTGTATTCTTTGAACTTTACCCTAGGTACAAAATCACCAGGTGAATGCCCAGGGTACCGACTGATATACATAACGGATTTACGTCTGTATACAACTTGACCCCACACACGTTCGCCTGACTCGAGTGTAACTGGATGCCAGGCAAACCACGGAAGCCAACTTAAACTATTGGCATCCTTGGTTGTGATATACCGGTTTAAATTATCAGAAGGTGCCACGTCATCCATCCAATCGTAATATTCAGCCATGTTACTTTTGTACCACTTTCAGAATGATAATATTTTCGTTCATTCTGCCTTTAAGTTTTACATCAACTGCATTTATATTAGCAAGAAATTTACGCAATGCAACCTTGCCCGCTGCTTTAAATTCTTTTAGTTGTGCTTCAGGCTTTCGTAATGTTTTTTCAACACTGTCTTTCTCTATAAAATTCAGTATTGTGGTACCTTTAACATCTAGTCCGGATTCGTCGAGTGCAACATACTTGCCTAGTTTCCTGGTCTTGGTGTTGTATACCCAGACTTCCTTAGCACCAATAATCGTTGCAGGGTTCTGACTGGCCAGCCCCAATTTTGGAAATGTTTCCATATACTTGAGTTTTGCAACTTTCTTGTCGGCACTGACAGCTTTTTTCTTGCGAGGTCGTTGAGACTTAGTAGACTCGATGACTACATTAGCTGCTGCCATGATTTTTTCGTACAATTTTAGCAGTTTTTTGATCTGGGCTTTGCCATATACATCGTAGCCCTCTTTCAGGTCCGGGTCTGTGTTTTTTAGCACTAATTCAAGCTCTTTTACGTCGGGTTCGTAGAAGTTAATAATATGCCTTACATGTTGTGCCTTTAGTTCTGCTAAACGCATTTCTTTGTACGGGTCATAATCGTCGGGCTTGAATTTGCGAGGATTTTCAATGAACTCGTCGACCCAGCCATCAAACGTGGCTGCAACTGCTGCTGCCTGGTCGCGCAGACGATCTTGGATAGTAGGCTGGCGCTGCTTTTTCTTGGGCTCTTCTTTTTCTTCTTTTTCTTTCTCTTTTTCAATCTTGAGTAAGCGGCCTTGTTCGTTCAGCTTTTCGAGCTCGGTTGTTTTGTAGCGTTCCCACTCCTCGGACACTTCACCGCCTTGGTTTAGTATCAGGCATGGCTTACCCAAAACAGAAAAATGATAATTTTCGAGGACATCAAGATCTTTTAATTCAGGGTAGTGTTTTTTGGCGTGCTTGATTGCTTCGGCTTTGAGCTTTTTGTCAGGAATTTCATAATGTATGTAATACATTGCTTTCCTGAAGTCACGCTCAAACGACTTCTTTTCTTTACTAATTAGTTTATAGTCAGGTCTTGCAATACCAGATGTAGTTGAGACTGTTCCTTTACGTGCCATTATGTTTCCTTACATTTCGTTCATTGTTAATTTATCACAACGAACTTTAAAACATGGTAGATTCGATTATAAACTGAACATTACCGATCTGTCAACCATAAAAAAAGCATCGTAGTCTGTGTTCTTACGATGCTTTCTTTTTCTGTTGTACTTGGTTTTATCTTCGTGTACGTCAGCTCGGTTAAATTGTCTTGCGTACTTGGCAACAAAGTTTTGTTGCTTCACGCCCTTCTTTTTCGACATGATCAGTCTCCTTTGTTTTGTCTCCAGTATTTAGTAAAATTGTCCATGAGAGCATCAATATTCTTTCTGCCAACAGGATTAGCACTGTGGATAGTGTATGAGAAGCATACTGGAAAGTCAAATCTTTCGTCTAGTATTTGCTCAACTATCCACTTAGCGATATCGTACCCGGTTTCTTCTAGGCCTAAATCATGATCAAAAGATATCGTTGCAGGCAATCCATTAGATTCGATGTAGTCGATTGTTTCCTGGTACGATCGGGTAACCACCCAGGTGTCATCAGGCGGCTGTCTCAAATCGTCAATGAATAATTTTACCATTACCTTTTTGTCCAGTATGTTACGTTATCGTCGATATCGAACGGTGCTCGGTCCGGCAAGTAAGAAGTAAACAGACCTGTTTCGTTGTGTATTTGGATTATTTTACCTTCGCGTTCTCTGCCAAAATACAGCGAACAACGATTGTTAAGCTGACGTTGGTTTGAATTTCCGCAGCCACTTGGTAACCCGAATTTTTCGACAACTGCCCACATTGGCACATATATAAAGTGCTCGGGCTGTCTGTTTTTGTGTACAGCTTCATTGTGCGCCATAAAACATTTGTTATACGCCCAGTGACGTACACCATGGCTGTACAATTCGGCACAGAATAGCTTCAGATTCTTAGATTGCCGTGTAGCTAGCTTTAAAATGCTTTCTTTCTTTTTGATTTCTTCGCAATGAACCACGTATTCAATTGAGTTGTTGTCCATGTATTTCATAGATTCACGAAGCTGTGCTAGTATTAGCAGATCTTCTGCGACTTGTAAATCGAAATCATTTTTTATTGCGCAATCTGTCATTGGTTTCGCATGCCTGTTTTAAAACTGATAACTGTATATTATGCTGTTTTGCATACGAAGTCAATGCTTCAGTGTCTTTAGGGAAGCACGATCCACCGAAACCGTATTGACCGTCGGGTCCAGGTACGTCAAGGTGGGTATTTCCAATACGAGTATCCAGTGACATCATGTGCGCCACTGCCTGGAAATCGTTGCCGGCTAGTTCTTGTAACTCGTTCATGAATACAACCTTGGTAGCAAGAAACGAATTGATACTGTACTTTGCTAGCGATGCTGCTCGAAAACTGTCAGTGGTGTAGCACACCGGAACGGTTTGTATGTCCGATTCAACAATTGCGTGTTTTACTGCATTGATATCGTCAGGACTTCCAGCTAACAGCACAAAATCCGGATGTTTAGCATCGTATTCGTAGTGTGCTTCTCTGAGAAACTCCGGGTAGTACACCAGGTGCTTAATTTGCTTTACTGTGTCGTGTTCAAAGAAGTCGGGTGTAACAGTTGACTTAACAACAACAGGTACGTCTAAGTGACTGAGTTCAGCAAGTGCGTTTAAAAGCACTGTATAGTCGCACACGCTGTTTTTAGTGGGCGTGGGTAAGCAGACAAACACTATGTCACAAACGCTTGTGTCGCGTGCTGTGTGCTGCGTATCAAGGTCTACTATAATTTGTTCGTGGCGGGCGTACAAAGTACTAATTGATTTACCGACAAATCCGTGTCCGATAATTCCTATTTTCATCTATCCTTCACTTAGCATTGACACAAACGTCAATGCTTCTTCATCCTTTGAATATACTTTTACTTCTCGTGTGCGGTAAAGCCATTCGACTGTCCAGCCACCTTCGCACTCTTCCATGTGCTCTTTGAGCTTTTCGTATGCACCAGTTTTATTTGCAACATCATTTAGTTTGATGATTACATGGCGACAACGATGAGCTGCGTAGTTCTTCGCGCTTTGGTATGGAATGTAATGACCCATGGGTATTAATTATCCTCTTAATTTCCGGGTTGCACACACAGCACTGATCGCAAATCTTCATGTACTGCTGCAAGTCGCGAACAGAGGAGCACGAATGCTCCTCTACACACTTCGCAATTGCACGTTCGTTAACTGCATTGCAAACACAAACAATCATGCACGTACAATATACAAGTTGCCGTCTTTGACTTCGGCAGACATAAAGCCGAACTCGTTTTCGATTGCATCGGCAATTTCTTCAATTGTGTATTTGTCGAGTTTAACACCTTGTAGGTAGCCAACCCAACCTGCAACTGCTGCCCAGTGTCCTGCTTGGTTACCCAAACGCTGACGATTGTAGCTGTCGATCATGCCTTTAGCAACATTCAATGCTTTCTGTACCTGACCACGAGTGTCAACTTTGGCATCAAACGATTTTGCAGGGTTTTCTTCGGACACTACCGTTTCGTCTTCCAGGCGTTTGTCACCGTCGTTGCCAAAATACGAAAGAACTTCGTAACGACAGCTACGGAATTTACCATCGTGGTGGTACTTAGGCACCGCAACTACATCTGCCGGATCTACTTTGACCACCAACATTACGCTGTTGGCACTGTGACCAAATCTGCTGTAGTAGGCTTCTGAGCCTGCATGCAGACCAAACGAGCACAAATTGTTCGGATCGTCGTCAACTTCGTTGCGTTCCATTTC